AATTTATTTGCAGACGGATATGGCGGTTTTTATACAACCGCGAGCGTGACCTATATTTGTTGGGCAAAAGTTACAAATCTTAGCGGTACGCGTCAGAACAGCGAGGACCAAATGGTTATAAAAAACCAATGGGAAATTTTAATCCGCAGAAACGAATTGGCGCCAGTTACAAAATCAATGCATATTATTTACAATCAAAAAACTTTTGTAATTAGCGAAATAAATGACGTGCAAGAATACAACCGAATGATTAAAATTATAGCAACGCAAAGGGAATAAAATGTTATCATTTGAATTTAACAGAAAAAGTAAAAATGATTTTCTAAAGTATCTTAAAGGATTAGAGGACGATATATTGCTAATCGTTAAAGCTGAAATTGAGGATTCTTTATTAAAAATTGAAAGCGAAGCAACTAAAAAAGTCGCGGTTGATACTGGGGCGTTAAAAAATAGCATTCAAACAAAGCCAATAAAAAAAACTAAAACCTCCGTTGAGGGAGGTGTTTTTGTTGGGGCAGAATACGCGCCTTATATTGAATTTGGAACAGGAACAGAGGTCCAAGTGCCGTCCGAATTATCACAATTTGCAAAGCAATTTAAAGGCAAAGGAATTAAAAAAGTAAACTTGTTGGCAAGACCGTTTTTTTATCCTGAGGTTTTTAAGCAAAGAAATGAGTTGCCAAAAAATATTGAGAAATCACTTGAAACATTTTTCAAAAAACAATGAGAAATATAAAACCATTTATTCGCAAAGCTTATTGGCTGGCTTTAAATAACACCATAAATTTTAAAGGTTTAATGGTTCCTTGTTACGATACTTTTGCGCCTGACAACGCGCAATTTCCTTACATTCTAATTGGAAGTCAAACGCAAGAAGACGACAAAGACAATATATATTATAATTACATTACCACAATCACTTTGGACGTTGTAACGGCTAAGGTCGCGCCCTATGGACGATTAGACGCTGATCTAATTGCCGACTCTATTTTGCAAATTGTTTGCCTATATCCCGAAAATTATTTGGCGCTACAAATTGGGAAAATTGTAACGGCAAAACTTGTGCAGCAAAGTAGTATTTCAAGTATTACCGACACAAATATTGTGCATCGTGAAGTAATGACGATTGAAAATTGGGTAAATGGCTAAAGTTAACGGCTCGGTTTTATTTGTGACGGTTGGACTTAACAGGGTTGCCAAGTCAACGAGTTACGAGTTGTCCGCTGAAATGGGACAACTTGATAAAACAAGTAATGAGTCGGGGTTTTTTGCAGACCATATTTCAAGACTTGCGTCTTGGTCCTTATCTAGCGAATCTCTTTACATTCAAGACGGCTTTTCCTTTGGCGATTTATTTAACGCTTACGTTAATCGTGAACGCATTTATTTGTCAGCTGGTCAAGACGATAGTTTAACTTTTATAGGTTTGGCAACCATTGAATCGTTAAGCCAGTCGGCGCCAATGGAAAACGTTGCAACTATTTCCGCAAGTTTTAAAGGTGTTGGCGGACTTTACCCCACAATATTACCAGCCGAGCGATTTATTATTGACGAATTATTTCAGATTATAATTGACCAAGACGGAAACTTTTTGGTCTACACTTAATTTTTATACTATTGCATTTTTTCTAATAACTTTTATTTTTAAAAAAAATTAGGATTAACCCCACAAAAATATGGCAACAACTGGCAAATTTAACGGAACCCTTTTAAACGTTTACTTTGGTAACGTATTAATTGGATGCGCCACCTCATCTGAACTATCTGTAAACGTTGACCTAGCGGACGCAACTTGTAAGGACGACGGCGGCTGGGCGGATCACATTGCGGGTCTTCGCGATTGGTCTATTTCAACCGACGGACTTGCTCAATTTGACGACGTTAATAACGTTGGCGATCTTTACACTCTTTTGAGCGGTCGAAGCATTGTAGCTCTAAAGTTTACGACCAACATTACTGGAGACCTTGTATTTTATGGCAATGCGTCTGTTGCATCAATCAGCATTTCTGCTGAAATGGAGGCCGCGGTAACTTATTCAGTTGAATTTACTGGCAAAGGTCCTTTACTTAAGGCTACCGTAGTACCAGCATCAACTTAATTTTGTTAACTTGCTTGCATGAAACAAGCATCTAGAACAACAATTGAAGTAAATGGTAAAAGTTACCTTGTCAAATTTGGCATGGGCGCTCTTATGCACTTTAGCGAGCCTTTTGGTGGCGATGTCGAAAAGACAATGCAGCAGTTACAATTAGGGGGAATCCAACAAATGAAAGCAATTGGAAAATTTATTTATTCCGCTTTGTATGTCGATTCACTTTACAGAGAAATTGAATTGGATTTAACTTTAGCCGATATTTTGGACTGGTTAGATACCTCACCAATTGGAAGATTGCAAGAAATTAGCGAAGTCATGGCGGCTGGGATAACGGCAATATCCGAGGTTAAAACTCCAAGCTCAAAAAGCTTTGAGGGCGGAAAAAAAAAATAGTATTTAAAGAAATTTGCCACTATGCTCTTGGGGAGTTAGGTCTATCGCCTAACTCCTTTTATTTTATGTCCTTTGCTGAGTACCTATCGGTTTCCTATGGTTACCAGGTAAGGGAAGCAAAGCATGAAAATTTATTTAGAACAATTTGGGTACAATTAAATAACGTAAATGCCTCTAAAAAATCGGATTTAATTAAAAACCCTGAGAAATTCTGGTATATTCCTTTAGTTGATTTTAAGGCAATAAATATACCTACTAAAGAGGAAATGGAAAAAGCTTACGAAATTGCCAAACAATGGCAAAACCTTAAATTTGAAGATGAGGTAAATTTTAACTCGGTTACTAAAAAAATAAGTTAATGGCATCACAGTTAAAAATTGACATAATCGCGGGCATTGATAAGCTATCGGCAGCCCTTAAAGATGTTGAGGGTAAATTTGGCGCGCTTGGAGACAAATTAAAAAACGTTGGTAGTACCTTATCGGTTGCCGTTACGGCTCCGCTTGTTGCAATTGGCGCGGTTGCGGCCAATGAATTTGCTACAGTTGAAAAAGGATTGAGAGAAATAAATTCTCTTTTTGGTTTGACTGGCGCTGAGGCTGAGAAAAATTTTGGAATGCTTACTAAAGTAGCCGAGGACGCATCCAAAGAATTAGGAATTTTGCAAAGTGATGTCGTGCCCGCAATGTACAACGCTATTTCGGCGGGCGTGCCAAAAGAAAATATATTTGAATTTATCAAAGTAGCTGGAAAGGCTGCGATTGGTGGCGTAACTGACCTTAATACCTCGGTCGATGGTTTGACGTCAATTATAAACGCATTTGGATTGCAAATTAGCGACGCGGAATCGGTTGCGGACTCAATGTTTGCAGCAGTACAAGGCGGAAAAACTACTTTTAAAGAATTATCAGATTCAATCTTTAACATTGCCCCAGCCGCCGCCGCCGCTGGCGTATCTATGCAAGAAGTAAACGCCGCAATTGCAACGTTAACCGCTGGAGGTACGCCAACCGCAGTTGCAACGACTCAGATTAGAGCCGCTTTAACTGGATTGCAAAGACCATCTGCGGAATTAGATGCAATTTTCCAAAAATTAGGTTTTAAAACGGCACAACTTGCCATTGAAAAGAAAGGTTTAGGCTTTGCTTTAGACGCGGTAAAGAAAGCGAGTAACGGAAGCAACGGTGAATTGCAAACTTTACTTGGATCAACGGAAGCGGTTGCCGCTGCAAACGTTTTGGCGGGTTCTGGGGCGGCTAAGTTTAATTCGGAACTAGAAAGGCAAGCCAATTCGGCTGGAGCCGCTGCACAAGCAGCCGCGGAAATTGACAAATCTTTTGGCCGAGAGATGGAACGCACAAAAGTTGCGGCAAATAACCTAGCAATTTCTATTGGAACAACTTTGGCGCCAGCATTAAGCGCATTAAATGGAATTATTGAGAAAGTAATAAGCTTTTTTGCTAATCTTTCACCTACTGCTAAAACAGTAATTGTTGTATTTGCCTCTTTAGCTGCTGCAATTGGTCCAATTTTGCTTGGGGTTGGGTCATTTATCTCATTAATTCCGACTTTAACGGCTGGCTTGGCTGCTATTAAAGTAGCATTGGGAGGCATTACCTTGTCAATGGCGGCCGCAACTGCTGGAGTTTCTCTTTTGGTTTATGGTTTAGTATCGCTTAGCCAAGAATTGGCGCGAACGTCTCAAATAAAAGCACAAGTTCAACAACAATTATTGGCTGAAAGCTTAAAAGAAACCGCAAAAGAGGTTGACCAATTAGCCAAAAAGTATAATGAAATAAACCCAAATTTAACCGAGAACGAAAATAAGCTAAGGGCAAACGAGGCGGTTTTAAAATCATACCAAACCGCTTTAACAAGCGTTGCAAAAACCGATCCTAAATACGAGGAAAAAACAACTGCAATTCGTGAACAGATTGGAGCTTTAGAAACCCAAAGCAGTAGTATAAAAGGGCAAATTGAATTAACTAAAACCTTAACAAGCTCAACAACTAACTTATCACAAGAGCAATCAGACGCACATAAAAAAAGAGTTTCTGAATTAAGAGAACAATCAATAGAATTTCAAAAACACGTTAGGGAAACTTATAAATTAGTTGACAGGAACCCATTTGAGGGACCAGCATCTGACCCAAATAGAAACGCAGATGCTGAGCGCCAACAGATAATGGCAAATGCGTCTAATAGAATTTTAGCCTTAAACAAACAAATCAGCGAATCAAATAAAACTATAATAATACCTCAAGAAGCAATTGACAGAATCAACGCGGCGGCGGCGGCTCAATCAATTTTGGCTTATGAGACATTAAAGACAGAACAAAATTTGGCTCTTGCATTACCTTTTGGAGATTTATTAGCTCAATCATTTACTCAAATGGCCGAAAGCGGTCAAATATCTTTCCAATCACTTTTCCAAGGTCTTAAAAAAATGGCAATACAATTGGCCGCAACTGTTGCCGCTGCATTTGCTTTAAATCTTTTGCTTGGCGGAATTGGAATGACTGGATTTGGCAAAGGTACTGGAGGCTTTAAGAAATTGCTTGGCGGTATGGGTGGGGGCGGTCCTTTAGGGGGCCTTATTCCATTTGCAAACGGCGGAATTGTAAGCGGTCCAACCGCTGCACTTGTCGGCGAATATTCAGGC